AACTTGGTCAACTGATAAGCCTTGAGGGATCAGGTGTCATATCACGCTTGCGCAATCAAGTCGTGTCAACCTTTTTAGAAAAGACAACAGATGAGTGGTTGCTACAAATTGACACTGATCAAATCATTACAGTCGATGCGTTTAAGAAGCTGATCAAAGCAGCTGACAAAGATGAGCGACCAATCGTCAGCGGTGTTGTACATGCAGGTTGGGAATCAGGTGAGATATATCCAGAGCCAGTGCCTTGCATCTTCAAGATGGGTGATGATGGTGAGGGTTTGTATGCACTGCATGATTATCCAGAGGATGCTGTTGTTGAGATAGATGCAGCTGGTACAGGTTGCATGCTAGTGCATCGCAAAGTCTGGGAGGACATGCGCGACAAGGCAGATAAAGAGCATGAGGTTGACAAGTGGTGTTGGTATCGCGATCTACCACTAAATGGTCATTGGGTAGGTGAGGACATACTGTGGTCAATCAAAGCAAAAGGATTGGGTTACAAAATGTATGCACACACTGGCGTGCAACTCAAGCATCAACGCAGGTATTGGCTCAGTCAAGATCATCATAAAGATTACGCAAGGTTCAACAAAGCAAGACATCAGAGCATCGAGCAGACGCTCGAAGTAGCTAAGACGTAGGCATATATGCGCGTTTTTTCCGTACAGGTATGCAGCCGACAGGCCGCGCGTTCCTTCCGTATCCCTCCCCTGTGGAAACCACGCTCAAACTTTGTAACAATTTGTGACAAAATAGGTTAATAATGGCAAGCAAACCTAGATACACAAAAATATACAAACAAATAAAGAAAATTACGCTTGCAACAAATCCGGTCTGTCACTGGTGCAAGTTGCGGCCTGCGACGACCCTTGATCATGTGCCACCGCTGGCAGAGTTTGACAATCCCGATCTATGGCAGGGTCAGCTCTACCCAGCTTGCGCTCATTGCAATTACTCAAGAGGGGCAACTTATGGCAATCGAAAACGAAAAGCCGTCAGACGCAGTCGCAGCTGGTAGGCGCAAGACTGGAAGGCATACGCGCGCCTTGAAACGTATGCTCAAAGATCGCACCGATATAGATGCCCTAACCAAGTCAACGCTCATTGGACTGACAAGTGCATGGGATCGCATAGAGGAATCTGGCAACAACATATCAAGCGTGCCAGCAATATCTAAGGAGCTGCGAGAGATCTGGGCTAAGTTAGCGCCAGCAGATTCTTTTGAGGATATATGGACACAATGACAGAGTGCCACCCACGATGGGCAACTGCGCGTGATGAATCGCTACCAACTGATGGATATAAATTAGCCAAGGTTGCAAACCTGATGGGCTTTGAGCTCTTTGATTGGCAACGCAGAGTTGCTGACACGGCTTTGGAACGCAAAGACGGTCACTATGTATTCCGTACAGTAGGTGCAAGCGTTGGCAGACAAGGCGGCAAGAGCAAACTCATTGAGGTGCGTATTGCTTTTGAATTATTGCAATCACGCAAACAGATTGCTTACACAGCTCAAGATCGAGCCATGGCCAAACTCAAATGGCTAGAGCATGTGCAAAGCTTTGAGCGCACTCCACAGATAGCAAGGCAGATACATAAAGTCAGTTATATCAATGGCTCTGAGCGACTGTATATGAAGAACGGATCTAGCTATGGCATCGTAACACCAAACGACAAAGGCGCACGCGGCCTTAGTTTGAATTTGATGGTGATCGATGAAGCCTTGACGCATCCATTGTCTTTGCTTGCATCACTGCAACCAACGCTGGCAACAAGGCGATCTGGTCAGCTCTGGATCGTAAGCAATGCAGGCATACCGGGTCGGTCACAACTACTAGAGCACTTCCGTGCCGTGGCACATACACGCATTGACGACAGGTCAACGCAGCTTGCTTGGTTTGAGTGGTCGCCGTTGCAAGATAAGTTTGATTATCTTGATGAGGCTATATGGCGTGAGGCGATACCCACTTTGGGTCAGGCCAGTGGCGTCTTACTAGATGCAGTGCGCGAAGCTGCTCACACCAGCAGCCCAGAGATCTTTACAAAAGAGTGGCTCAATGTCTGGCCAGCGGTAGAGGCGGTGCAAGTGATACCAACAGATCTTTGGGATGGCCTTGCTCGGACTGACATCACGGTTGGCAAAGAGGTGGTGTTGGGCGTTGACATAGCAACAGCCCGTGACAAATCATCAATTGCAGTATCGGGCTTGGTCAGGGATATGACACCGGTTGAGATTGTGGAGGCCAAGGATGGTGCAAACTGGGTGCTTGACAGAGTCATTGAGATTGCAAAGAAATGGAACGCGCCAGTTGTCATTGACCAAGGTGCACCAGCCAGCAGCATGATCGGTCAATTAGAAAACGCTGGCGTTGCTGTCATAAGCCTTAGCCTGCGAGATTATGCAAGAGCTTGCGGCAGCTTCTATGACGCAGTGCAAGCAAGGACAATCTGCCATCTTGATGATCCCAATCTTAGACAAGCGATCATCGGATCGAGTCGTAGAGCTTTGGGTGACTCATGGGCTTGGCGTAGGCACGATACAAACAACATCACGCCGTTGGTAGCAGCGACCTTGGCTCGATATGGCGTCATAAATAAACCAGTAGAACAACCAGTGCAAAGGAGCAAGATATTTTGAGATCGATATTTACAGCCTTACAGGTAGTGGGTGCATCTTTGATTGTCTTTGGAGTTGCACTTATCAACACGGTATTTGCGATAGTATTAGCAGGCTCCTTCTGTCTGCTCTTTGGAATTGCTTTAGAACGAGGGGAATCAAGAGATGCTAGGTAAGTTACTCAAGCGAGGCATCCAACCATCGGTCGTTTATACGGCCGCAGGATACGTTGACTCACTGGGTCGCGTTGGTCGAGCCTTTCAAAGTAACTGGTCTGGCACTTATGTAGATACAAACACAACTCTTGGCGTGCCAGCAATGTATCGCGGCACAACATTGATTGCAGATGCAATCGGAGCTTTAGATTTAAATGCTTATCGCAGAGGGCGCGAAGTAACACCGTGTCCGAAAATACTTGAACGACCAGTGCCAACAGAGACACGCATGGCAACAATCAGCGCAATGGCAGCTGCTCTTATCTTGGATGGTAATTACTACGCGGTCTTAGGTGAGCCAGAGGATAACGGCCTACCATCACAGTTCTATCCAGTAGCAGTTGATCGTGTCAATATTAAAGAAGAGCGCGGCAGGTTGATCTATCGCATCGATGCCACAGATTATGCAGCAACAGAAATCTTGCACATCAAAAACTTTTGTCTGCCCGGTGATTACTATGGACGCGGCGTTGTCAATATGCAAAGACAAGCAATAGGTAAAGCGATTGCAATCAGTGAATACACTTCAAGTTATTTTAACGGCGGTGTCAATCCCACAGCTGTGATCAAATCTGCCAACCCAGATCTTACGCAAGAAGAGGCAGATGCGCTCAAGTCTCAATGGCTACAAATGTATAGTGGCAGAAATCGCGCACCTGCTGTGCTTAATTCTAGTACTGAGTTTGAGGTCTTATCAGGTAATGCGCAAGAATCACAGATGGTAGAGACGCAAGTGCAAAGTCTGACCGATGCAGCAAACATCCTAGGATTGCCGAGTTATTATCTAGGTGCACCTAATGCCTCGCGTACTTACAGCAACGTCGAGCAAGAAAACTTGCAGCTAGTACGCTGGTCGATACAACCAATCGCAGAGCGTATCGAGCAATCACTATCTGATCTTTTGGTGCGAGGTCAGGTTGCGAGATTTGACTATGACACTTTATTGCGCACTGATACAAAGTCAAGGTATGAGGCATACCAGATTGGTATTGCAAACGCCTTCTTAACACCAGATGAGGTAAGAGATATGGAAAACCGCGACCCAATCAATCCAGTAGATGATATGCCAATTGATGCCGATGAGGATTTCCCAGACGAAACCTATGAGGATGAAGATGACGATGAATAATGAGCAGCGCGTATATGCGCTAGATCTGCAAGTACGCAATGATGGCGATGGTCGCACCATCTATGGCATGGCTGTGCCTTATGACAAAGAGCAACGAATCGATGGTGGCACAACCGAGGTCTTTCGCAAAGGGGCTTTTGCTGATGTCATCAAAGCAGCTCATCGTGTCAAGCTGCTACGCAATCACGATATGAAGAATCCAATTGGACGTGCGACGTTATTGCGTGAGACAGATGACGGACTGTATGCAGAGTTCAAGGTAAGCAAGACGCGCGAAGGTGATGATGCACTAGAGCTTGTCAAGGATGGGGCGCTTGATCATCTATCGATAGGCTTCCAGCCTTTGAAGAATCGCAAGCGCAGCGACGGTGTGATTGAACGTATCAAGGCTCATCTGGCTGAGGTATCGCTGGTGACTTTTGGTGCGTATGGTGATATGGCAGCGGTGACTGGTGTACGCGAAGAGGTTATAGCTCCAACGCCAAAGCTTGACAATGCAAAGGCGATACTCCGTGCCTTACAGCGTAGTTAATGATCATCCAGACTGTGACGGCTTTGCAGTCGTAAAAGATCTAGGCAACGAGCTGATGGGTTGCCATAGGACAAAGACGCAAGCCGAGGCGCAATTGACTGCGCTCAACATCGCAGAGTATGGCGATCGCCAGCTGCCACCAAACTATCGACCAGCATCCAGTGAGGATGTGCCAGAGGGTCGCAACTGTGGCAACTGCCTTTACAATGAAAACGGCTACTGCACTCTATGGAGTGCGAACATACGCGCCAACTTCTATTGCAATCGATGGGCATCAAATCAAGGTTTGCGAGCTGATGCACCTGCACCAAAGAAAGATCAAATAAGTGGCAGCGACAAAAACAAACCCGGATCTGCTGCAACGCAAGGCGGCGGTATAACAATCAATGCTGCTACAACCAAAGCTTTACAGACAAAGGCCGACACGCACAATGAGGACATGCGAAAGCGCGGCAGACCATCTTGGACGCGCGTGCGTGTAGGTGCACTCAAAGCGGTCTATCGCAGAGGAGCTGGTGCATACTCAACATCACATCGTCCCGGCATAGGCAGAGCGCAATGGGCAATGGCTAGAGTCAACGCCTTCTTATATTTAGCACGCACAGGATCGCCAAAAAACAAAGCGTATGTAGGCGACAATGACTTGCTCAACTCTGGCCATCCAAGATACAGCAAAAAGAAACAAGAGCGTCAACGGAGTTATGAACCAACAGCTGCAATGAAGGCAGAGGCGCAGCGCGGTCTTGATTGGCGTCGCGAGTTTGGCAGGGGCGGCACAGCCGTTGGCATTGCAAGAGCGCGAGATATTGTCAGCGGTAGAAGTATGCCGATTGCAACTGTACTGAGGATGCGCAGCTTCTTTGCAAGGCATGAGGTTGATAAAGAGGCTGAGGGCTTTAGACCCGGTGAAGATGGCTATCCAAGCAACGGTCGTATTGCTTGGTCACTATGGGGCGGCGATGCTGGCAAACGATGGGCTGATGCAATAGCAGAGCGCCAAGATGATCGTATGCACAAAGCTCTTGACATCTTACACGCGCTGAATAATTTATAGTATTATTTACACGTCAAAGAACACCTTGATGCGGCGCAGTAACACCTTGCATTAGCAACACCTTGCGCGCCTAGTTCAACACCTTCTTGTCCGATTGCCCAAACAAGGAGGAACAATGGCAAACGCATTTTTAGAATCTTTGCGCGAAAAACGCGACGCAAAGACCGCACTCATCGCAAACATTGTTGATCGTGCTGCGGAAGAAGTACGCGACATCACCGAAGTAGAGCTGGCCAATGTCGAAGCTCTAAACCTAGAGGTCAAGAAGCTTGATGAAAGAATCGAGCAGATGTCAGACATCGAATTACGCAACGCCAAGGCAGCAGATCTAGCAGCCAAGGTCGATGCAAACAAGCCACTTGAAAAGCGCGTAGAGCAGGTCAAGGTTACAAATGAGCCATTGACTTATCACACACGCTCAGAGCACAGCTTCTTATCTGATGCAGTGAAGGATTTCTTCAATACTGACATCGAAGCAAGTGACCGCATCCGCCGTCACCAAAAAGAAATGACCTTTGAGTATCGCGCAACATCAACTGGCGACTTTTCTGGGCTAGTGGTTCCACAGTATTTAGTCGATTTATACGCTCCAAAACTTCGGGCGGGTCGTCCCTTTGCAGATGCTTCACGCAAGCACGCACTACCAGCACAGGGTATGTCGGTGGTCTTATCACTCATCGGCACTGGTACAAACGTAGCTGCACAGACATCACAGAACACCGCAGCTGTGACTCAAGATCCGGCAGACAGCTCATTGACTATCAACGTCAACACTGTCGCAGGTCAGAACAGCGTCAGCAAGCAAGCATTGCTTCGCGGTTATCAGCTTGAGTCAATCATCTTGCAGGATCTAATCCGCGCATACAACACCAAGATTGATGACTTGATCATCAATGGTTCAGGATCAAATGGTCAACCACTTGGCATCCAGAATATGACAACAGGTATCTTGGTCACTTTCACATCGACCTCACCTACTGTCAGCGGTTTGTATCCAAAGATCGCAGATTGCATCCAGCAAGTTCAGAGCAATGTGTTTGCAACACCAAATGCAGTAATCATGCATCCACGTCGTCTTGGATTCCTACTAGCTGGATTAGACAGTCAGAATCGTCCACTTGTTTTGCCAACTGCGTACAACCCAGTTAACTCAATGAGCACTGGTGATGGTTATCCAAACTACGGCACGAACTCTGGCTACTCAATCCTTGGTCTGCCAATCATCACTGATGCAAATCTTTCGACAAGTCTTGGAGCTGGAACAAATCAAGACAGCATCCACGTTGTCGATCTCAATGAGTCGCACCTATTCGAGCAGGCAGGTCAACCAACCTATGTCAGCTTTGAAGAGCCAAACGGCAAGGTTGCACTCAACATCGTGCTCTTTGGCTTCATGGCATATACAAGTTTGCGCTATCCAAAAGCTTTTGCCCAGATCAATGGCACTGGCTTAGTAACGCCAAGCTTCTAGTACGAAATAACT